GCGGACTCGCGGCACAAGTCGTGAATGGGTGTAAACTGGGCGCATGGGCCGCAAACCGAAGCGCAAGAGCATTGGAGAGCTGCTGGACAATGCGGGCCTGACCCGCGAGGAGCTGGTGGTGCTGCTGGCGGAAATCGCCAAAAACGCCAAAGACGCGAAAACGCGCCTGGCCGCGACGAAAGCGGGCTTGCTGCTGCACGGCGAAGCCACCGAGGGCGAAGCCAAGCAGAACGCTCAGGTCTTCAACGCCCCGGTGATGATTATCCAGGGCTACCACGAGAACATCAAAGCCCTGAGAAATGCCCAACCGCAGCTATCTCGGGAGGAGATGGAAGCCCAGGAGAACGCTCGCTGCCAGGCCAGGCTTGATGAGATGAAACGCGCCAACAGAAGCGATAGAGGGGAATTGGCTTTGCGGAAGGGACGATGCCAATACTGGAATATCCGCCGTGGCAAACCTTGTACCTGTGGAGAGCATCGTGAGCAAACACCAATACTCGATGTCCAAGGCAGTGCTGTTCCAAATGGTGCAGAAGATGCATCCGCAAAAGGGTGATGTGCTGGTGGTGCGGGACGTGGAAACGCTCGAATATCTCTCGCGCATCAAGGTTCCTGGCCTGGATTCCACCATTCCGCTGGTTTTCGCGCCAAGCGGGATTCAGGTGCTCAACCGCCAGGATTTGCTGAACCTGCTGGAGCAACTGGAGCAGGACCCCGCCCCAGCGGAAACCAACGAGGATTGCCCCACGGCCCCGGTATGAAAACCCAACGCCAAACCATCTTTGAACCCGCCAGCACTGTCCAGCACGACTATATTTGGAGCACCAAACGCGAGGCCATGTTCGATGGCGGCGTGGGCAACGGCAAAACTACCGGAGGCCTGATACGCCTGCTCATCCTGGCTAGGGAGTTTCCCGGTTCCCGCTGGGTGGTTGCCAGGCAGACCTACAAAACGCTCATGAACACCACGCGCAAAACCTTCGACAAGCTCTGCCCTCCGGGCTGGATTACGCGGGATGTCAAAGAAAACATGATTATGGCTAACGGCACGGAAATCCTCTGGCTGCACTTGGACGAAATGGACGAACAGAGCCTGAAATCGTTCGAGATCAACGGGGCTTTCTTGTCGCAGGCGGAGGAAATTCATCCCGAAATGTGGGAGTTCCTGGATTCCCGCATTGGCCGCTGGTCCAAGCCGGAATGGAAACAGCCCTGCCCGGCGTACATTTGGGGCGAATGCAACCCCAACGGCCATGACTGGATTTACTTCCGCTTCCATCCCGACGTAATCGGCACGGCGCATCCCGACAGAGCCTATTTCTTCGGGGAAACCAGCATCAATAGGGCCATGCTGGACAAGTTTTCTCCCGGCTACTACGACATGCTGATGCGCAAGCCGGACGCCTGGAAGCGCCGCTGGGTCTATGGAAGCAGGGACATCTTCGAGGGAGCCATCCATCCCGATTTCAAGAGAGAGGTGCATGTTTATGACGCCGAACGATTTAACCCGTTTGATAGCTGCAATATCCGAAACTGCTGGGGCTGGCTGGACTATGGCCTCAGTGCGCCTACGTGCCTTTTACTCAGTGCATCCACCAATGACAATTTCCACTTCATTACCTTTGAGTATTACAAACGCTCAACGCCAGGCCGCACTATTACTATTAGAGAACATGCTGGCTCCATACAAAAGATTATGCGTGACAATCGCTACTCCGTTCGGGGAGTATACGCAGACCCTTCCGTCTTCATCGAAAGCACCCGCGACCGCAGAACCACCGTCACGTCCATAGCTCAGGAATACCGGGAATGCGGTCTGTACCTCCAGCGAGCCGACAACAACGAAACCGCATCCATCGCCAACCTGCAAGAGTTGATGCACATTGACCCGCAATTGCTGAATCCGGTGACGCGCAAGGCCGGTTCCCCACGGCTGTTCATCAGTTCGCGCTGCGAGAACCTCATCGAGCAGATTCAACTGCAGAGGCACGCGGAAACCAGAAATCCGCTTACCGGCGAAAAGGAATACACCGAAGAACGCGCCACCGGCATTCCCGACCATGCCTACGACCCGCTGCGCTATTTTGCCAATTCCCAGGTTTGGGCACCTGTCAGAATGAGGGAGCAGCCGACCATACCCCAGTACCGCACCATGCCCAGGACGGAGGAACCCGTGAGAGGATATACCAGGCCGGGTATGGCTCCGCGCCGCGACACCACCTGGCGCAAACTGCCCAAGATGCCGGTGATTAACCGCGTAGAGCAAGAGCGGTGATTATTGTCACAAAAGCGTGGGGTTACGAAGAAATTGTGGTAAATGAGGCGGAGTATTGCTTCAAAAAGCTCATCATCAAACCGGGCAAAAAATGCTCCTTGCACTACCACTGTTGTAAAAAAGAGACATTTGTTGTAGAGTCGGGACTGGTTAGGCTGGAGCAGCGGGATATCCGGCAGTTCCCGATAGACGAACTCCTGAATCCTGGCGAGTCTCGTACCATCATGCCCAGAACCCCGCACCGCTTCAGTTCTGTCCGTGGAGCGGTCATGCTGGAAATCAGCACCCACGACGACGACGCGGATTGTGTGAGAATCGAGCCGAGCGGAGATGCCTAAAAAGCGCAGGGGTTTTTTCATCTCGAACCTGCTTGACAGCAAGGGCAAAATCTGCGGTCCCGGCGAAATCGTTTACGATAAGGAAATAGACGATTACTATAAGAAACGCGGCACGGTCTGCATCGTCACACACATTCCTGCCACCTGCCCGCGCCAAGAATACACCGACGACGGCACGGGCTACCGGGAAGCTTTGCGCATGACCCGCGTGGGACGCATTAGGCGCAAGGTGCTATGATGGCTACTAACTTCACGACCTCATTTGGACTACCTCCAGGACGACCAGATTCCGTTTCGCCCGATACTGGGCCTGCGGCGCGAGATTCAGACAAGGGGCCGAAAAAAGGCGACGAAACCCACAGCGACGATTCCAACCAATCCAAAGTCCGCGCCGGAAATTTGAGCGATGCGGAAATCGTATCTCAGATTGAACGCTATAGAAACGAGGCGTTCATGCGGGAATATATTATTCGGAATAATTGGCTAGATTGCTATGGACAATATCGTAATAAGCAGGATTTCGACGACAAAGCTCCCTGGCAGTCGCGCATCACTTTCGCCAAGGCGCATAGCGCGGTAAAGAATTTCGTGGCCCAAGTCATGCGGCTGCTGCTGCAGACCGAGCAGTGGGTCACGGTCGAGCCGGGAAGCTCCAGCAATCCCATCTTCGCGCCCTACGTGGAAAAAGCCATTCTCAAGCTCGCCAAGACCGCGCACTTCCGCAGTCAGTTTCGTGATGCCTTGGAATTTGGAGCTATTGGCGCTCCTGGCGTCCTGAAGTTTGGCTGGGCTTACGACAACGTTTTCGACTTGTCGGTGGGGGGGGACGATACTGGGCCGCTACTGATTCAAAAGAAGCGCCGAGAAGGGCATCTTTACGTGCAATCCATTGACCCTTGGCACATGTGGTGGGGGCCGCGCACCAGGGAAAACAACCGTTTCGACTTTCTGATTGAGGAAACGCTGGTAGATGTAGAAGAGTTGAAAGGGCAAAAGGGCCTGGAAAACACAAGCGAACTAGAACATGTGGACCGCATTGCCGACCAGATGTATTTCGCAGACCAAGTATACACGCGGGATTTCGCCCGCTACGACAAGCGGCAAATTCCCGCCGAGCACTACAGAAAGCAAGCGCTTATCTGGCAATACTGGGGCGACATCATTGACACCCACACGCAAATGGTTGTGGACTCCAACGTTCATATTCTGATAGCGAATCGCACCACCATCCTGAAGTACGAGAAAAACCCCTATTGGGACGGCTATCCGCCGTACATCATCTTTTCGCCGCTGATTGTAGCAGGACGCTTTCCCGGCCAAGGCTTGCTGGAAATGAACATGAGCGTCAAAGACGGCATTGACCGTCTCGCGCAGATGCAGGAAGACCATTTGAAGTTTTCGACAGTGCCGATGATGGAGGTGGAAGCCAGTGCGCTCGAAAATCCCGAAGGAGATATGCAAACCGGAGTGCAGCCTGGGAAGGTTTTCTATAAAAGGGCGGGTGCTGGACCTGGGGCTGTGGCTGGTATTCAATTCCCGCAACTTGGCAACGCTTCCTTCAATTTTCAACTCGAAATGTCTAAAGAGTACCAGCGCGGTACTTTTATCACGGAGCAAGCGCAAGGACTGCTGGATGTTAAAGGTGAAACTACGGCCACCGAAATCCAGCAAACGCAACTGCAGTCCACGCTCTCGATAGCCGACATTGCCACCAACATCGAAGACAACTGCCTCATCTTTGTGGCCGAGAAGATTTGGAGCCGCGTCTTTCAGTTTGTTGACGCTACCAGCAACCCAAGCTGGTCAACGCTCTTGGGAGACAAGGTGGGCCAGTTGCTCGATAACCTGCCTATCGACCAGCGTTTGCGTCTTATCTGGGGCCACTACAATTTCCAAGCCTATGGAATGTCCCGCACGCTGGAGCGCCAGCAAAATCTTTCCAAGTACAAGGATTTGCTGGAAACCCTGGCGCAATTAGGGCCGCAGGCTTTGACTGCCGTAGGCATGAATCTCGCGGCATTCCTCAAGCGTATCTTCGATGCCTACCATTTCCCCGACCCGCAAGACCTCATCTCCCCGAACGCCGAGGAGATGCAAGAGCAGGCCCGCCAAGCGGCCATCGCGCAGCAGAATCCCTTCTATGCGGAGCAGGCCAAGGCGCACGGAGCCATTGCCGCCACCCGCGAGAAATACGACCAAGAGAGTTTGCAGAAATTGCTGACAGCGGCGCAATCGCTGGGCCAGCCGCCCATGCGTCCGGGTGGTGAGCAATGAACGAAGTAAGCAACCCCACGAAGGAATGCCCGAACCCGCAGCGCTGGCAGTGCATTGACGACAACACGGCGGAAATAGAAGTGCTTCAGTTCCTAGAGTCCCTGGTATATATGCTGAAGCCGGAAACCATCGTGGAAACTGGCAGCCACAAGGGATACAGCGCCTACTATCTGGCGCATCCACGCATCGGAGCAGTGCATACGGCGGAAGTGAAGGCCGAATTATTGGCGGAAACAATGAAAAGATGCGAGGGCTTAAATGTGTTCGGACACGAACGTTGCGGCGAGGAAATGATTAAAAGCCTTGCGGGGCCGGTTGATTTCGCCTTTCTGGATTCCGGCCTAAACAGGACACGAATAGACGAACTAAAGGCTCTGAAAGGAAAACTCTCTCGGGGCGCGATTGTTCTCATTCACGACACCAACACGGGCTGCCATCTCGCTCATCGAAGCCAAGTATTTGAAGCCGCATGGCGGCTAGGATTCTCTCGTATCCAGTTCAATACTCCGCGTGGGCTGACGATGCTGCAGGAACTTCCATGAATTACGAACTGGTAATCGCCACCACCACCTACTTCAATCCCTACATTCACGTGGAGGATGGCGAATATCGGCGCGGCCTGTGGAAGCTGTTTATGGATTCGCTGCTGGAAAGCAATCTCGACGGGCACAAAATCGCGTTGCTGGTGTCGGATGACGGCAGTAGCGAACCTCCCAAGCATCGTTTCTGCCCGTTCGATGTGCATTTCCGTTATTTCCGCAAGAATCGCGGCTACATTCCCAACATGGTGGACAATCTCAACTTCGCGGCTTCTTTCGCTCCTCTAGTCCTGAGCGTGGATTCCGATGCCTATTTCCATCCACATTGGCTTAAAGGACTGTGTGATTTGATGGAGATTTATTCCGGCGAGGCGGGATGGTGCCTGTTCAATAGCCCCTATCACCGCGAGGAAGAAAGAGAGATTTCTCCGGGAATCCTTACGAAAATCAACACCCAACTTCATGGCTTGTGCTACCGCGCTGCTGACCGCGAGCCTTGCCCCTTGACGGAATATGTGGAAGGGTTCATTGTTCGGCTTATGAAACACGACAGAAAATTTGTTTTCCCTAAAATTTCCCTGATTCAGCACACGGGAGCCAAGGGCATAAACAACATTCCCAACATCACTCACGATTTCGACCCGCTATTTCCTTACAACAAGGAATGCGGTTTGGAGGTGGCAACATGAAGCACGATGGCGCACGCGAAGACAGAATCAAAGCCTTTTTGAATTGCGATGCTCCCGCCAACACCGCGCTTCCACTCGATGAACTGGTCTACGCCAAGCGCGTAGCCGCCGTCACCGACTTTCCCGAGCCGCAAATGATGCTCAAGCCCACCAGCATCGAGGAGCCGAAGGAAATTGCGCCCGAAGTGGAACCCGTGGAGGAGCCGGAAAAGGTGGAAGAGGCCAAAGGAGAGCCTATACCGGAGGATATTTCTCCCAAAGGATTCTGGGAGCGCTTGAAGGAGGAAGCAGACGGCTTGCGAATTACCATCGAGCGCTCCAAAGAGTAGTTGACAAGATGTTGTAAGAAGGACACAATTCACCCGAAGGAGCTATATCCATGAGAGACGGCGACCCCGACATCAAGCCAATCCCAGGACCGAAAACGGAAGAAGCGATTCCCCAAGCTGGGCTGAAGATGGTGATTCCAGCCGAGGTTGAGGAACCCCGCGAGGCGGAGGAAGATGCGCGGCAGGGCGGCAGAATCTTCACCAAGGAGTATTCCAGCGAAGAGACGCGCCCGCAAGAGCTGCACAGTTCGGTGAAGTACCAGGAAGAGACGGCGGACCCGGCAGAAGTGCCGGATTTCGTTGCCTACACCGACCTCACCAAGCCCCGCGAAGTAATCGAGGACTAACGTGGCGCGACATCTGCCAAGCGCTCGCTCGGGGTCTGACCCGCGCATCGAGGCGGCTTTCCATGAAGTGCATGAGAAGACGCCGCACAATGTTACGGTCACGGGCAAGACAGGCGCAGCGAAAAACAAGATGCTTACGGCCATCGCTTTATCGAAGGCCAGGGCAGCGGGGGCCAAGATTCCCGGAGGCAAATAAATGGCACGCGAACGTCAGGCAGGCTACGTCACCAAGCAAAAAGACGAAGGTTTCGGGCTGGGCGTGAACATCAACCGCTCGCCTTCTCCGAAGATGAACCTCATGCCCAGCGGCATCACCAAAGATGGCGTGATACAGCCTCCATTCACGGGCTACCGCGAAGTGATTCCTCCCGGCAAAATCGGTTCAGTGGAAACGCAAGACCCGATGGAGCCAGCGCCGCAAAAAGTCGCCACCGTGCCGTACTATGGAGGCCCGGAACTGCGCGACGTGACATTGCATGATGCCGTGAAAGCAGTGCAGGACGGCGAGGAATTCCCCATTGAATTTCAGGAATACGGCACTTTCGAGCCGCGCACCGCGCCCATGCCGCGAGCCGCGCAGGACAGCGTATACCTTCCTGGGGCTGGCAAGAACGTGGCAGACCCGCGCATGACGGACTGGGATTCCAGCGAGATTTTGCAGCCGCATCCCGGCGACCAGCCCGACCGCCTAGACCTCTATGGGCCAAACCGCGATGGCATGTTGCATAATGAAGGGCATCCGGGCTTCAAGGCCGTGCAGAGCCACATCGAGAGCGAGGGCTACACGCACGAGCAGGCAGGGGCAATCCTGGCCAGCAAGACTCGCGCCGCCTCCAAAGCTGCACATAAGGCCAATCCCCGGCTTTCGAAGGTAAAAGGCTAGCCATGACTCCAAGGGCTGCTTTTATAAAGAATGCTGACCTGAAAAGATTAGCTGCCTATGCCTGGGACGCCATGCAACTTGCTTCCACCCATGACCCCGATTTAGCGAAGTCCATTAAACAACTAGAGGCGTTCAATCGTGGCTATTGGTTGCGTCACGATGAATTAATATCCCGCATCGAAATCCTTGGGCGTCAGGTTGAACGGTTGGGAGCACCGCAATATCGAATTGTCCGCAAAGTGAAGGGATTGCACAAATAATGGCAGTACCAGAACCCACTCCAGAGCAGATTGCATCCCGTGCCACGCTAAAGAGCTTTGTCGAGCGCATGAGGCCAAAAGTGCGCCGCATGGTGGGGAACATCAAAAGCGAGTGGTTTGGGCGTCCTGATGAGGAACTCAAGGGCTGGGTGGAGCGCGGGCGGGCTATCGAGGAAATCAAGGATTCTCTGGGTTACCGTCTCATTTTGACACAAACCCACAAGGAAATTGCCTGGGCACAGTCTCAACTTGAGATTTGCGACCCAAAGGATGTAGTGGACTTCAGGTGTTACTTGAGGTCCTTACGATTTCTACAGGATTTCATATTGACCACGGAGAAGAACGCAGACATAGCGGGCACGGTGCTGGCTGGCAGGGAAGAGGCCATAGGGCGCGAAAGTTTGGCCTTTGTCAAGAGTGCTGTGCCGGGAGATAGATACTGATGCCAAATCCGGTTCCTACGACGGGCGAATTAAAATTGGACCCACAGGCTTCATTATATCCTCCAAATGCAGCGCCAATTGCTGATGTAGGAAAACCACAACCGCCGATACGTCCCACAGACGTTCCGCCGCCTACCAAGATTGAGCAGCCGGTGGCGGTCAAGTCGCGGCGCATGGCCGATGAGACGCCGGACGGTCATATCCGCGACACCTCCACGGAGGCTTTGCGCGATGGCAACAGCTTAGGATTCCGCAATATCTCGGACGAGGAGCTGGCCAAATCCGCAGCGCCACCCCCCGAAGAGACAACCCCAACGACTAAGGCAGCGGAACCCCCCAAAGAGACCCCGCCCGCTCCTCCGCCCGAGAAAGTCTACGCGGGCAAATTCAAGTCCGCTGAGGAACTGGAAAAGGCTTACGAGGAAGCACAGTCGCGCATGACCAAGGCGACCCAGGAAGCCGCAGAGCTACGCAAAAAAGTTGCTGAAGCGCCCCCGCCTCCGCCTGCGCCAAAAACACCCGAGCAATTAGCGGCAGAGGAAGTGGAAAAGAATGCTATCCTAAACGAGTTTGTTGCTGACCCCAAGACATTCTTGGAAAAGCGCGACCAGAAGAACCTGCAGACAACAGTGGTCGCACTCAATGCGCAGCGATTGACAGAGCAATGGCGCAAGGACAACCCGGATTTAGCAGAACACGAAGTCAGAGTTGCCTTTGAGGCAACCCTATTGGCACAGTCTGACCCCGAAATAGCCAAGGACCCGTTGCGGTTGTTGCAGACCGCCACGGACAATTTCAGGCAATTCACCGGGAAAATCAGGACTGAGGGAGCAAGGGAAGCCCTGACTACAGAGACGCGGACTATTCCGCTTCTCAGCGGTACAACTCCTCCAGCTACGGAACAACCTACCCAAAAGGCTCCGCTGACAGCAGATGAGGCTTATCAAATCCATCTGAAATTCCTGAAGGAGAACGAGCAGCGTTCGCATCGCGGTTTAAGGCGATAGGGCGCTGATGTCAGCCTGGGTCTCCCGACCCGGTAAAGGAGTCAAGCTATGCCGACACAACTGTTCGGCACAAACTCACTGGGCGGCTACTTCACTAATAATGAGTTGTCGCTGCAGTTGAGAATCAAGGCGCAGCCGCTCAAGCGGTTTCGTCAATTTGTGCAGATTAAGGGTGCCAAGGGCGCACGTCGAGGCAACAAGGTGTATTTCGACAAGTTGCAGCCCGTGGCTGCCGCTGCATCCACTTCGGGATTGGCGGAAACAGCGACCATTCCCGAAACCAACTTCACCATCAACCAAGGCACGCTGACCATCCAGGAATACGCGAACGCCATCGCCTTCACCAATCAACTAGTCGCACTCTCCGAATTGGACATTGACAATTCGGTAGTGCAAACGCTGATGAACGACATGGCTATCACGCTGGACTCGGTGGCAGCGGCGCAGTTCCAAGCTTCCGACCTGACCTACGTTTGCTCGGCTTCCAACAGCGTGAACCTGGGAACCAACGGCACTTTCACTTCCACGGCCTCTTCCAACCTGAACGGCACCAACTGGCGGTATATCTGCGACGACATGCGCAAGAAGAACATCCCGTTCTACGACGGCCAGAGCTACGTGGTGATTTGCTCCGTGAACGCGCTGTCCGGCTTCTTCAACGATGTCCAGACAGGCGGCTTCGTGGACGTTACCAAGTACAGCGAAACGCTCTCCGAGTATCTCTATCGCGGGGAAGCGGGACGCTACTACATGGGGCGTTTCGTCGAGGAAACAAACGCACTTTCCAACCTCAAGGGCACATCGCTGACAGCCGGGGAAGCCTGCGCGGTCGGCTTTGACGCCGTGATGGAGGGTGTGGCCATTCCCGAGGAACTCCGCGAGAAGGTGCCTACCGACTACGGGCGGTCGCAAGGCATTGCCTGGTACGCCCTTTTGGGATTTCAAAAAATATGGAACCAATCAAATGCGGGAGCCGGTAACGGCGATTCCTCAGAAAGGATAGCCCATATTGGGTCCCTGTAAAGGGAACTGAGAGGAAACGACTATGGCATACAATGACGTAAGGTCCTACATCACAGTTCCAGTAGTGGCGCAAAACATCGTCTCCACGGCTTCGGCTGCGGTAGCCACTACAACGACAACTGGATTTGTTCCAGTTCTTGAACCGAGTTGGCTATGCAGCCTTGCCTGTGCTATCACGGTTGCTCCTGCGAGCAAGCCTCCATCGGCTTGGAGCGCATACGCCTTGGTATACACGCTGACTGGCACAACTACCACCACCAAGACAACTACCGCTGTTGTTTCGACATCGGGGGCCGTAGGCGGTTTAGCTTATGGCACATTTACTCCGAACTCGTACCCCATAGCGGGCAACGTCTCGAACCTCTGCCCCATCAACGTAATTTTCGCCGGCACGGGCACGGCGAGCGAGACGGAAACTATTGGTGCATCCCAGATTGTTGTGGGGCTTGCGCCGCAATTTGTCTAATCATGGGAGCGGCTCGTGAGCGAAAACGGAGAACTCAAGCAGTTCAACGCTAAACCCTCGGGCCGCTCTTCCATTGTTCTTGGTGCCAAGTACCAACGCGGGTTCATCATCCGTCCCGAGCAGGTACTTGCGCTCTTTTACGACACACAGCCGGGAATTCCGCTTCCCAAGGACTGCGAGTACAAAGGCCTTGGTCTCAAGGATGAAGGCGCGGACTCGGAAATTCAGTTCTACTTCACTTCCGTGTCCAATCCCACAGTTACCTGCTTCGCGCTCAAGCCAGAGCAATTCTTCAAGAAACTTGTGGAACTCTCGGACGGGTTATTGCCGTTGGATTCCGAACTGGACGGCATAGAGATTAGCTCGCGCTTCACGGTGATTCTGTTGCGGGTGAAGTCCTCGCACTGGCCCGCTCCACTTACGCCGGATTTGCCGCTGTATCACCTGCGCTATGACCTCGGCAGATTGCTTCTGGTTGACCCCAGCAAGGCCGTGGAAAAGGAAAGGAGAATCCTGATTCAATGACTTGGCGGGCTGAGGAAAGCGATAGAGGCGAAACCACCAAGATTCATGACCGTATAGCGTCCTACGTGTTCGGGCATGGCGTGGATTTGGGCTGCGGGTGTTTCAAGCTGAAGGTGGAGAAGACGCCACAATGCAGTTGCTTGGGCGTGGACATGGGCAATTCACTGCCAGCCTGCAAGGAAGCGGACATTATCGCAGACGTGGCCAACCTCAAGATGTTTACCAACGAGTCCTTCGATTACGTCTATTCCAGCCACACGCTTGAGGACATGCCCTATCCCGAAGCGGTTTTGCGGGAGTGGTGGCGGCTCATCAAGCCCGGTGGGAACCTCATCCTGTATCTGCCCTTGACGCGCAGGGTAGCGAAGGAAATGGGCCGCGAGGATTGGGAAGGCTTCTACCCGAACGTTGGAGAATTGGGTGCGAACGTGTGCCACCAGCGGGACCTCTACCCCCAGGAAATTCGGGACGCTATCGGCAAGATGGGCCAGGCGGAGATACTGGCCGATGAGATTCGGGGAGAAAAGGATGAGTACAGTTTCTTGCAGGTCTATCGGAAACTTGCTAGTGCTCACTCGCCAGCGAAAGGCATCACCGCAAAGGGTGCAGATAAGCGTGCCTTGGTCGTGCGTTATGGCGCTATTGGTGACTTTATTCAGACCATGCCGGTGCTCAAAAAGCTCAAGCAGGAAGGCTACCACGTCACAGTGAATTGCTCGGCTGTGGCCCGAGAAGTTCTCAAGTATTGCCCCTACGTGGACGAACTGGCGGTGCAGATTCAGAACTATGTGCCGAACAAGGGCACAGGTCCAGGCTCGCCACTATGGGAATACTGGAGCGAGATTGGCTCCAAGTACGACAAGTTCATCAATCTGACGGGCGCGGCGGAAGAAAGCCTACTCATCCCTGACTCGCGCCTGATGCTGATGATGGAGCAGATTGGGGAGAAGCATCCCGACCTTAACGAAGAAAACCGCTTTTACAACTCCATTCGCGCCATCCAGAAGCAAGTGGGCGATACCAATTACTACGATAACCACTTGGAGAAGGCTGGCTACCCGGACAGGGGAATGAATGGGGAACTCTTCTTCAGCGAGCAGGAAGAAATCATGGCCCAGGGATTCCGGGACAAGTATCCAGGGCGTTTTATCGTCATGTGGGTGCTGTCCGGGTCCAGCTATCACAAACGCTATCCCTATTTCCAGCAAATCGCCCAGGAACTTATCGTTAAGAATCCTGACATTCTCCTGGTTAGTGTTGGCGACCCAGAATGCGCCCTAATCGAGCGTGCAGAGTCCAACCGCTATCTTCCCCGCGCTGGAAAGTGGCTTCTGCGCACATCGCTCGTAATGACAAAGTACGCGGACCTGGTAATAGGGCCGGAAACGGGTATCCTTAATGCCGCTGGGTGCTTTGACACACCAAAAATCACATTTCTGTCTCATTCTAACCACAATAACCTCTGCAAATACTGGAAAAACGATTTCTGTGTCTCTCCTGACACAAAGGAAGTGTTTTGCCATCCTTGCCATGTGCTGCATTACATCCATGCGGTAAACGGCGAATGTCCCACCTGCAGGGGTTCTACGCACTCCGTGGTAGGGCCGGAAGTGCCGAAAGGTATGGGCGGCATGTGGACCTGCCCCTATGAAGTAGCTCCGGGTACGCGGGATGAACGCGGCTTGGGCGTGCCCTCGCCGCTTTGCTGCACTCGGTTGAATGCAGAGACGGTGTTGGCAAGGGTGAATGAAGTTTACGGTAGATGGTGTGCTGGAGAATTTCGGAGGGCTGCGCTTGGAGTGTTTTAATGGCTAACAATCCCGTCTGGACAAAACAAGGCGTAATGATTACGCCAAATACACATGATTTGAATGGTGGTATAGCTCTATCGGGGACTGAAGAATCAAATGTCCTTTATGAAGCAAATCCT